ACCGTAGGAAACATAGTTATTAATATGACCGGAAATATTACTACTGGTGCAGCCGTGGCGATAAGATGCACAATCGCATCCTCTACCGTCAACATCACAGGGAACTCAACTGGCGGAACTACTGCAACTGCTTCAGCCGTTTCAGTGGTAGGTACGAGTGCTATAAACGTGACAGGTGATTGTACTGGGTCTACTGGCCCTGCATTATTAACTACTGCAACCACAAGTCCTTTTTCTGTAACAGGTACTGTTACCGCAGGGGCTTACAATGCAATCGAGTCAATGGGGACTGTTACAGTTTCAGGCCCATTAGTGAACTCTAATACCCATATGGCGGTATATGCACCAAACATAAAGCTATTCGCAGCCTCTAACGTGACATGGACATTTAAAAATGAATCAAACGTAAATAAACTAATGTACACCGCAGGGGTAGCTCTAGGAAATCCAACTCCTGCTAACGTAAGAAGCGGAACTAATTATGGTGCGTCACTAGAGTTAACAGGAACTTTAGCAGTTCCAAATCCTGCTAACGTATTACTTGGAGTTTCAACCGATAACACGACAGGAACTTTTTCCACTACTCCGTCAGCGATTGCGGCACAAGTTAGAGTAGAGCTAGCGACTGAGCTTGCAAGAATAGACGCAGCCATTAGTTCAAGACTTGCATCGGCAAGTTATACGGCCCCTGCAAATTCTGACATTACAGATATTAAAAAGAATACAGACCTAATACCTGCTGCTATCTAATCGATAGCTTAGCAGTCTACCCTAAAATTATCACCTACCTATTACTTTTAAATTGTTTCGTAATACGAAAGGCATTACTATAACCCTATTGCAAAAAATAAAAGGGGTTATAAATGAAAGACTTTATTAATTTAAAACTAGAAGAAGGTAAGGCCCAGTTAGATTCTGCTAAGGTTAGATACGCAGCAGCTCGTAAGCATAACGACGAAGAGACTGCTAAATACGCAGCTAGAGAGATAGCTTACTGGGATGGCTGGCTATCAGCTATGGAAGCAGCTAAAGAAGAGTTAGAAAATAAAGGGGAGGTCTAATATGAGTAAGAAAATAGGCAGACCATTAAAGGGTAAGGAGGCTAAGAAGATTACCAGCATTAGGCTAGAGCCTTCTGTAAAAGCCAAGATAGTTTTATTATATGGTAGCGTACAGGCATGGGTAGACTGGGAGTTATACGGCCCTGCGTCTTTTAAAGATAAGAAGAAAGTACATTTTTAAAATTGACAGAGTATCTATAGATTAAGCTAAGCTAGATAGTATTAGTAGCGAAGACTACTTTACTTACTAGGCGAAGGCCCAGCATGAGCGTAAAAATAGCAGAATTAGGTAGCTGTCAAGCTATACTATCAGGAGTCTCTACTAAGGTAGACGGCTCAGTTAAAGTAACCCTAGAAATTAATCCAGAAGACCAGACCATTATCGGTAAACTTATTAACGCATATTTACAGAATGAGCGCCTATTACAGGTAGCTTTTTTAAGGCTGAGCTAATGAAGTACCTTAAAGAAGACTTCGTAGATTACGTCTGTTTAGGTCTAATAGTAATACTAGCACTAAAGATATTCGCTCATGGGTAAAGAAATTAAAAAGCTAAAGCCTAACGGTAAACAGAAAGCTAAGCCAGATGGCTACGAGTTTGGTAGACCTACTAAGTACGACCCAGCATACTGCCAGCGTATGATAGATTACTTCTCAGTAGATATATTTAAAGAGTCTACAGGCTTTAAGAAAGAGAAAGAATTTAATCGATTTCCTAGCTTTCAGGGCTTCTCTGCTAGAGAGTTAGGGGTAACTACTAAGACTTTACTTAATTGGTGCGAAGATTACCCAGACTTTTTACACGCATATAATAGATGTAAGGAATTACAGGAGCAGATGCTAGTAGAAGCAGGGCTAACTAAAGCCTACGATAGTAATTTTACGAAATTTATTTTAAATTCTGTATCTAATACATTTAAAGAGAAGACGACTATAGACGTAACAGACGAAGCTAAAAACTTTATTAAGTTAGCTTATAACCTACCAGCAAAAAAGGAAGAAAATGAGTAACCCTTATCACTATAACCCATTCTGGAATGAGTTTTACTTATCTGGATTTAAGCGCAGGCCAGAAGGTAATTTTACTATCGAGACTGTATCAAGCGTTAACGGTAGATATCATTACAGCTTCCTTAAGAGAGCATGGAAGATTAATAAAGCTAAATGGGCCAAACAATGATTACTAAAGAAATGATTAACCCCCGTAAGTTTCGTATCGAGAATATGGAGAAGACAGTTATAAATTTAATCTCATATTTAAAACAGGATTATAATAAAGACGATAACTACGCATACTGTTTATATGAAAAAACTATTAAAGAAATAGAAATACAGACCGCATACATGGAGCTAGAAAATGCTTAAGAGACTTACAGTACTACCAGCACTACTAATATTAATCGTAGTGGCCTCGTTTAATAACGTGGTTAATACACTTCAGTACGCAGTAATGGGTAAAGCTAGCTGGGTATTAGAGATTACAGATAAGACCATTAGAAGCTACTGGTTAAAACTTCAGACATGGAGCCATGATAATGAGTAACCTAACTAAGACGCTAGAGATAACTTATAATAATGGGATAACTAATTCCTCCAAGGTATATTTTAACTTCGATTATTCTAATATCAATATAGCTAATAACTTTCTTACCTACGACGACGTAGACGGGTCTAAGGTATGGGTCTACAATGCCTAACCTTTTATGTATGGAGCTTCATAATGAGTAACGATAAGATTAGAATTACTCAGGCGCTAGCAGATAAGATTACGTCTTTCTCTACTAAGACTTTACCAGACCATTACGAGATTATTAACCCAGCAGAAGTACCTCCTCCCTTCTATGTAGCGTTTAAATGTCCAGAATGCGGTAACGACGATAACACTAAATTCTGTAAGTCTGCCAATGGTAGAAGGGTTATCTGTTTAAATAACTGCTACTACTCATTCTCTCCAGACGGTAAGGTTTATATCCCTAGAGCTGAAGTACAGCCTAAAAAGATATCTAACAGAGCATGGGTTAATAAAGCTAAAGAGTACGATAGACTTAGATTAGAGAATAGCGAACTACAGCGACAAGTAACGAGCCTTAAGAAGCTCCTTAATATCGCTGGTTATGCTCAAAGCCTATGAGTACCGACTTCATTACAGGAGCAGTAGGCGCTAGCATTATATGGCTATTCGTACTATGGGTAATGGAATGAATGGAGACGCTGGTACTCGTAATAACGAGAAGACAGAAATGCTAGTAAGGCTTACGGCCCGATTAGAAGAATATAATAAAGACCTTGTAAATGAAGTTAACCTTCTTAGGGTTATCGCTCGTAAAGATAACGGGACTATTAAAAGACTTAAAGAAGAGAATAGATATCTAAAGAAGAGAGTAATAGAGCTAGAGGGTAAATGAGCGCAGATATCGACGACCTATTGATAGACCTAAAAAAGGTATGCTCCATAGCTGAGTACGCTTTAGAGTGTATTAACCCACTATCTAGGAATGAGTACGATAGGGTTAGTAAAGAGCTAGAAGAGATAAACGAAATTTTAATTAAATACGATATCTACAAATGAGCGAAGTAACTACCGTACAGGTAGCTAGCGCAGTACCTACCATATCAGAATTTAACCCATACCTAGTACCATATCAGATAGAAGTAATTAGCCTTATCAGGCAGGAATATAATTACAATCTAGGGCCATTAGAAATACTACTAAGCGGCTCTGTAGGGTCTGCTAAGTCCTTACTGTTAGCTCATATCATAGCGACTCATGTAATCTTACACGCAGGCGCAGGGGTACTAATCGGTCGTCGAGTCCATAAGGATATGAAAAATACAATATGGGCCATGCTACTTAAGCATTACCCTTACCTTCGTAACTTCTGGAATAAATCAGACACTACTATACGACTACCTAACGGCTCTATTATCTACGGTGTAAGCTGGGATAAGGGAGACTATACTAAGTTTCGTTCTTACGAGCTTAGCTTAGCAGTTATCGAGGAGCTTACAGAGAATGACAGCGTCGATATGCTTACAGAAATTAGAGCGAGATTAGGGAGAGCGCAAGGGGTAGCAGAGAATTTACTAATCTGCGCTACTAACCCTGCTGGCCCTTCGCACCCTGCCTACACTTACTTTATGGAGAATATCTCAGAGTCTCGTAGAGTCTTCTACAGTAAGACAGCCGATAACCCATTCCTTCCCCCATGGTACATAGAGAGCTTAAAGAAGAGTCTAGATAAGAAGCAGGCCATGAGACTTCTAGAAGGGCTATGGGTAGAGATTAATCAGGAGCGTATCTACTACGAGTATGAAGAAGATAGGAACTATCTGGATATTCCGTATAGCTGGGATTACAAGTACCCACTAGACCTAATGATAGATTTTAATAATAGTAAGTCTGGTAAGCCTATGAGCATAGGAGCTGGCCAGCATATTAACGGTATATTCCATATAGGTAAGACTTGGATTATTGCAGGTATGCGTACCTTAGATATGTTTGACGAGCTAGCTAACGACGGCTTCTTAGATATGGGATTTCCCATTATAAGACTCTTCGGGGATAGCTCAGGCAGACATAGCGATACCAGAGCTAACAGACCAGACTGGGACTTAATAGAAAATTTCTTATCTAACTATAGACCCAAGAATAGGCCTTACTTAGAATACGAGCTAGAAGTACCTCAGGCCAATCCGCCTATTAAAGCTAGGCATAATCTTATTAATGGAATATGCCATAACGTAGCAGGACAGAGCAGGCTATTTATCTATAAAGATGCTAAAGACCTAAGCAAGGGGCTACGCCTAACTCAATTAAAGAAAGATGCTAAACTTATAGAAGACGACTCATTAAGAGAGCAGCATATAACTACGGCCTTAGGCTATTACTGCGTAAGAGCAGACCTAATAACTAGGGATATACAAGCTATGGTCATATCGTAATTGAACTAATAACATAAAGTGGAATATAGGAGATACATATAATGGACTATCTAATTACCCCCGAGTTTATCCAGAATACTTTAAAAGAAATAGAGTCGGAGAGTAACCTTAAGCGTAAGCGAATAGCTTGGGACTCTGAGCAGATTAGGACGGGGGAGCTTAAGCCATACGTAGAAAGACGTATAGAGCAGATGTATCCTAAGACTCATTCCATGTATACGGTTACTGATTACTCTATCCTATCTAAGATTATTAATAAGAAAGCTAAAGCATATAAAGAAGCCCCTATCAGAAAGGTAGCTAACGCTGAGGCCGCTACTAAAATCTATCAGGAGCTAGTAGATAAATACGCTCTTAATCAAGCTATGAAAGAGCTAGACATTAGTTTTAATCAGCATAAGCATGGTCTTCTTGCCTGTTTTATGGACAGACTTACAGATGCTACTAACCAAACTAAGCTATTCTTTAAATTCTTCTCACTTGCTCCATATGAGTACGACCTAGTAAAAGACGAGGACGGTAAAGTTAAAGTAGTTATTCTTTCTTACCCAGCAGACTCTATTACGTCTGGCTCAGGAGATAATTATAACGCCACTATCGCAGAAGCAGGTAACGTAGACGAGTCTAGCAGAGAGCGCTTCTATTCCTTCTGGACTGATAGGCAACATATCATGGTAAAGGTTAAAGGAGAGAAGGGTACAGATAAATTAAATATTCAGTTTATGCCTATTCCTAATAACCCTAATGGCACTAACCCTTATGGCATACTTCCATTCGTATACGTGCCAATGGACTGCGCTAAGAATTATCCTAACGTATCCCCTTTACCTACCCAGACTGTAGAGTTTAATGCTCTTATGAGCGTTTACCTTACCTCTGCTAATATGCAGGTAGGAATACTTAAAGTAACTAGACCAGAGAAGCAGAAGATAACCATAGCCTCTCAGTCTATGTATACAGCAGTAGAGGTACCTCAGTCGTCTAGACCAGAAGATAAGCCTTCAGATATTAGCTTTATCGCTCCTACTCCTAACATGGCAGGGCATAAGGAAGCTATTACTACTTACCTTAGCTGTATCCTAGATGAGCAAGGTATCGAGGGTAATCAGATTGTAAATCCTAATCAGGAGTTTAGCTCTGGCTTCGATAGACTTCTATCGTCTGCTAGTACTCAGCAGATTATCGAGGAAAATCAGGAGCTATACCAGAAGGTAGAGCAAGAAGTTTACCGTATCGTAGCTACTCAGCTATCGACTCAGGGCCAGAATACATTACCATTAGAAGGCTTTCAGATTATCTATAAGAAGCCTAAGGTTATGATTAGCGATAAAGAGAAGTTAGAAAATCTACAGCTAATGAAAAATCTAGGACTATGGGCAGACCATGAGCTTATCCAGCAGTATGACCCTAACCTATCAGAGGACGAAGCTAAAGATAAGTTAACCATGATACAGCAGACTAAGGCAGACTTCGCAGTAGCATTCTCAGACCCTACTAAAGTATTCAATGGAGCGCAGGTAACTGCTATCGTAGACGTATCTGCTAAGGTCGGAGCTGGAGAGTTAACTTACGACGCTGGGGTAGCTATCCTAGTTACTTCGTTTAGTATCCCAGAAGAGAAAGCTAAAGAGATGGTACCTAAGGAAGGCTCTATACCTAAGAAGGAAGAGAAGCCAGCTTTCGGCTTTCCCCCTAAGAAGGAAGTAATTAAGCCAGAGGTTAAATGATTAGCCTAGACGAAGTTAGCTTTACCTTTGAGATACCAGAAGACGTACTAGAAAAAAGTACAGACCCAGATGCATTACTAGAGGAGATAGGTACCTTCCTTAAGGAGTCTATCTTAGATAACGTAGGCTCAGGAAGAAGCCCTGTAGCAGGCGTAGGCTCATTCCAGAAGCTAAGTACAGCTTATGCAGACGCTCAGAAAATGGGAGATACTAACCCTAACCTAGAGCTAGCTGGAGATATGCTAAACGCTCTAGAGTATCGCATAGAAGGTAATACTGTAGTCGTAGGTATATTCGATGAGACTCAAACTCCTAAGGCATATAACCATAACGTAGGAGACACCCTACCTAAGCGCCAATTTATCCCAGACGAAGACCAGTTACTAAAGGCAGATATTATACGGGGAGTTAACCGTATTATCGAGGAGTATATGAATGGCGAAGAAGAGTAACCTTTCTACTGCCCAGATAGAGAAGATATTTAAAGAGTCATTTAAAGACTTAAATAAGAAGTTTAGGAAAGAGCTAGGCGTAATTAATATAGCTAAACTCATTGTAGATACTATCAAGAAAGGCATTAGCCCAGTCTTCGGAGCTGCTACACGTTTCGTTAAATACTCTCAGAATTACATAGACGTTATCCAAGGTAAGGCCAGATTTATAGGAAGTAAGGGAGGCGGCTCTGTACGTATAGAAGCGCCTAAGTCTACTACACTTAAAAAGAATAAAGCTTTCGGTGGCACTGGCTTCTCAGCAGGTAAAGAGAAGATACATTACTTCCAGAAGGGTATGGGTGTAGGAAAGAAGATAGCCCCAGTTAGTCTACACTTAACAGGAGAAATGCTTAGTACCTTAGAGTACGACCCTAAGACTGGCAAGCTTACTGCCTCAGATGAGAAATGGAAGTGGCATAATGAAGGCGCTGGTAAACTTCCTGTACGTAGACTATTGCCAACTAAGCCTAATGAGAAGTTTAATAGACTAATACAGAATAAGATTACTGAAGCTCTGACCAAGGCCATAGGTCTACAGAAGGGTAGGGTTAAGAAATTTCTTACTGTAAAAATGAATATAAAGTAAAAGTTTGACAGTATGCGATTAAGCATATTTAAATAGGAGTAAGGTTATGAGCGAACGCTCACACGAGCTAACGGCTGAAGAGCTGGAAGCGGAAAAATCCAAAAACAATTTAGACGCAGAAAGACTACAAGCTACTAATGCTCGTCTTCTCAAAGAGTCGCAGGACTATAAGGATAAGTATAAAGCTGTCCTGAAAGAGAAGGAAGATTTAGAAGCGAAGAAGTTGGCCGACTCTGGAGACTTAGCAGCTCAATTAGAAGCTGAGAAGAAGAAAGCAAGGCAGGCGCTTGACGAGCTAGGTAAGACGAAAAAGAAAGTCGTTACTCAGGCAGTTAAGGATAAGATTTCTAAGTATGCTGGAGACGTTCATAACATCGACGAGATTATGAATAGACCACAACTTAAGAGCTTTCTAAAGGAAGGGTTAGACGAAGATAACCTAGACTTTAACGACGAAGTAGCTAAGCGCTTTATCGAAGAAGTTAAAAAAGAAAGCCCGTACCTATGGAAAGTACAAGGGCCTATCGGAGCGAATACAGGAAAGCCTTCTAATACTGGTACAGCAGGTACGGTAGATATGGAGAGCATGAGCGCTTCGGAGTTAAAAGAATATATTAGTAAGACTTTTAAATAATAAACTTACCCATGGAGGGTTACAATGGCCGACACAATTATTGGAAATACGCAGACTACTGCTACTAAGCAGGCTGCTATTGCAGCTATGGCTCAGAAAGAGCTTAAAGCTTCTTCTATCTTCGCTTCTTATTTTATGGACGTATCTAAGTTCGCAGTTAAGGGAGTTAAATCTATTTCTTTCCCTGCTCTTACTTCGTTTACTGCTGCTGAAAGAAGCTCAGGAGGTACGCTAGATGCTCAGGCCCTAACGTCTTCTGTAGACACACTTCTTCTTAATATCCCAGCGTACATTAAGTGGATTATCGACCCTAACGACGCTATCCAGTCTACACTTGACTGGGAGCTTGAGACTGTATCTAGAGCTGCTTCTGCCCATGGCCGTTACTTCGATGCTAAAGTATTAGCTTCTGTAGTAGCAGACGCAGGCGAATGCTCTGGCTCAGCAGTAGCTATCACTCGTAACCTTGTACTCGAAATGCGTCAGTATCTTAAGAAGAATGAAGCTGATATGTCTAAAGTTCGTCTATTCGTAGCGGCTGACCAGATGACAGCTCTCCTTAAAATCGACGAGTTTACTAGAGTCGATGCTTTCGGGTCTGACGTTTTGGCCTCTGGTCTTATCGGTAAAGTTTACGGTATTCCAGTTATTGAGCATAACCTTCTCGCTGACGGCTTTTACTTTATGGCCGAAGAAGGCGCTATTGCTTACGGCTTCCAGAAGTCTCCAGCTATCGGAGAGCAGGACGATATCGACCATGGAGTAGGTGCTAAGAAGAAAGCTATGGACTGTCTGTACGGAGTTAAGTCTCTTCAGATTGGCCAAGCTAACGCTTCTGTAGGTAAGTCTGCTCTTATGATTCGATGCTCAGACGGGGTTTAATTTTTAGTTAAATGATTCTCAGGGGGCCTAGCAATAGGCTCCCTTCTTACGTCTAGGGGTTATATGCTAAAGATTAATTACGACGGTACAGACTTATCAGTTAAGCAGAGTCGCTACGAGTATATAGAATGCTCAGTTATCTTCGACGGTACTAAGTCGCTACTAATCGGTTACTATAAACCTATCCACAATCTCTATTTTAATATCCCTGAATATTCAGGAAGCAGAAGCTTAACCGTACAATATTATAACGGCTCTACTTGGTTAGAGTGTTATGGTTTGATAGATGAGACTTTCGGGCTAACCCGTCCTGCATTTATCCAATGGGATAAAAACCAAACGAACGAAGCCAAGACCACCTTAGTAAGTACTGAGCTGTACTGGTATAAGATTACTCCTACTGCTGGGACTGTAGCGCTTAAGGGGGTTAACCTTTTATTCTCTAACGACCTAGACTTAGTGGCAGAATATCCTTCTATCATGGAGCATTTACCAGACGCTCAGGAGTCTTTCGTGCGCTTCCATGAGGTAGCTCGTAACGATATCCTTACAGAGCTTAAACGCTCAGGGGTTAAGATTAACGGTAGCTCTATTACTGGTACTGCTGCTAAAGCTTTAGACGCATGGGATTTGCTAGACTTAGAAGAAGTTAGGCAGTCTGCTAAGTACTCTACCCTTAATAAAATATTTACATGGCTATCAGACTCCCCCGACGATAACTGGAGCCAGCTAGCTAATAAGTATATGGCATTGGCTGGAGAGTCTATCGGGCCTGTTATTTCTGTAGATATAAACGATAACGGAAAGCAGGACGAAGCAGAGGCCAATGACCCTATCGTAACTCTCGTAGGGAGATTATGAGCGCAGTAGGCGAATTAACTAAACTCGTAGAAGATAAGGTAGCTAACCTTCTTCCTTCATATCGTCCATTACCATTCGTTTATGATATTGAGATTAACGATAAACTAGCAGATAAAAACTTTGGTGTAAGAGTAGGCTCTGCTTCTTCTACTTCTGGGGTTAATAAGTACGTTACTATAGACCATAACTTTGAGGTAATACTTCTACAGAAGCATATGCCTAAGAAGTCTACTGGGGATAAGGACTTAAGAGATAAGATTAATGCTATCTCTGGAGATATGGAGTTAATCTATAAAGAGCTTTATAGACGAGCAGGTAATATAGACTCTGCTAGCCTAATCAATATAGCTCCTCTAGACTTATCAGAGCCTCTCATAGAAAATGATAATATTACGATAACGCTTACGTTATCAATTAAATACAGAGTACCTACTTAAGGAGTTAATATGGATTTCGTAATCAAGGGCAGAAGCTCTATTTTCATTAAAGAAGAAGTAACAGAGGGTACTTATATCGCTCCTGTAGCTACTTCAGAAGCTATCGAAGTCTTAGAAGACTTTACTGGGTTTGATTACTCCAGAAATACAGTTAACTCTAAAGTCCTTTCTGCTACCGTAGAAAGCAAGGCCCCTCGTAACGGTCTACCTGAAGTCTCTGGGTCATTACCTACAGAGTTTAAGGCAGGCGCTACTGAAGGCGCAGCTCCACGCTCAGACCTTCTTCTTAAATCACTTCTAGGAGATAAGCGTAACGTAGCTTCAGCAGTAACTTCTTCTACTGGACACTCTACTACAGTTATTAATTTAGCAGATGCAGATATTAATAAATTCAAAGCTGGAGACTCAGTACTTATTAAGAAGACGGGCGCTCATTGTATTCGTCCTATCGCTTCAGTAAGTAACTCTTTAGGCGCTGCTAACATTACTTTAGCTATCCCAGCTCCTTATACGCCTCCTAACGCTGTAGTTATCGCTCCAGTTACTACCTACTTCTTCGGAGAAGATGAGCCATCTCTTTCTATCTCTGCTGAGCTTGGGGGAGTAATTACCGAGAAAGCTGCTGGCTGTAAGGTAGAGACTGCTGAGATTGGTAACTGGACTACTGGAGAGATACCAGAAATTAGCTTCTCAATGAAGGCCCTTTCTTTAGATAAGATTGACTCTGTATCAGGATTAGAGCCAGACTTCTCTGCTGAGCCTCAGCCTCCTGTAGCGTTGAACGCTTGCGCTTATATCGACGGTGTAGAGTTAGACTATAACGAGTTTAGCTTATCTATCGCTAATACAATCGCTGAGCTTAAATCTGCGTGTAAGCTTTCTGGTAAAGTGGGCTCTCGTAAGACTAAGCTTCTCGTAACTGGAAGCATTAACCCTTATATGGAGACTGATAACGTAGATAGATTCGATAAGTTTAACGACTCTACTCCTGTATCTTTATTCGTTCATATTGCTAACCCTGCTTCTGTAGCTGGAGAATACGAAAACGTAGGAGCTATCTGGCTTCCTCAGGTAGTATTTACTTCAGTTAAGAATGGAGACGAAGAAGGCTCTCTTACAGATGAGTTAGAGTTTCAAGCTTATAAGGAAGCTGGTAACGATACTATCTTTATGAGTTTCATTTAATTATCACCTACCTAAACTTCGGTTAAGTAGTGCAGGGCTGGCTAACGCTGGCCCTAGCTTTTTTATACCTCCTGTAGAATACTAATCTAAACAACTAACAGGAGCAGCATAGAATGAAAGTACTACGAACTACTGATATCGTAACCCTTAAGCATAACCATATAGAGGTAGACTTCTCTCCACTTCGATACGATAGGTCTATGGAGATAGCTAACGTAACTCGCAATATAGGGGGAAAGCTCGTTACTGATATGCCTGCTCAGACGGGACTTATGATTAAATTCGCAGTTAAGGAAGTACGAGGGGTAAAAGACTTCTCAGATAAAGATATCATTCTTAAGTCAGTTAATGGCGAAATGTCAGACGACGACGTAAGTACTATTATTAGCGTACTAGTACAGACTCCATTTATCCCAGCTATTAGCTATATATCTACGAGCTGTACTCCTAAGTCTTTCGAGGGTGTAGATATCCTTATTAATGGGGAGAAGATAAAACTGGGAAAGGCGAAGTAGGGAGCCTACTAGATAAGCTTCTCCTAGAGATTAATAACGTATCCTCTGTTACATGGTCAGACCTTATAGAGATATATGCTACTCATCTATCTACGAGTAACCCTAACTATAACTGTAAGCTATGCCTAAAGCTCCATACTGAGGAGAAGAGAAATAACCTAAAAGGCTGTATGGTTAATGTTAAAAAACCAGTAGCTAAATACGACGATAAACTATTATTCTATAGATGCCCTTCTAGCTATTACTCTCCCTATATAGCTGAGCTAGTAGGCCATGCTAGGCATATAGAAAATGGTCTGCTACCCTATGCTGGAGGGTTATTAGAGCAGCCTGCTAAGCTCATAGAAGTTTATGGGCTACTAAATAGTATGCGTCTATCAGACGAAATAACCCAGATGCGTAAGCAGAATGAAGTCGCTAAAAGGAAGAAGTAAATGGCCAATCAATTAGAGATTGAATTTAGCGCAGGTACAGACGGGCTAGCAGTCGCCTTAAAAGATGCTTCTAGACTATTTAATAAATTCGCTACCGACGCTGCTCAGTCCCTAAAGCCTGTAGCAGTAGCCTCTGCTAGGGTCGGTAATCAGATTACAGAAGACTTTAATAAATCATTTAAGAATATAGTTAAGGGCGCTGCTATCGGGACTCTCGTAGCTAACGGGATTATGGGAGCTACCTCTGCTATCGGCTCATTCTTAGCTGGTACGGTTAACGCTGCTATTGAGCAGGAAGAAGCTATTAATAAACTTAACCAAGCGCTTAGAGCGTCTGGAGAGTTTAGCGAGTCTGCTAGCTCTAGCTTTCAGGCATTCGCTGGAGAGATGGCCCAAGTAACTAAGTATGGAGACGACCTAATATTATCTCAGGTAGCTTTAGCTAAAAGCTTTGGAGCCACTAACGAGCAGGCGAAGAATATTGTAAAAGCTGCTGCTAATCTATCTGCCACTTTCGGGGGCTCTTTAGAGGAGCGAGTACAGCAGTTAGGTAAATCTCTCGACGGTACTACAGGTAAATTAGGTAAGCAGGTTAAGGAGCTTCAGGGATTAACAGAAGCTCAGCTTAAAGCTGGAGGCGCAGCAGACTTTATTAATAGTAAGTTTGGAGATGCAGCAGCAGCAGAGCTTAACACTTATGCAGGTAAGCTATCGCAGCTTAAAAAGTCTATTAGCGAATTACAGGAGTCTCTGGGTTTAATCGTAGTTAACTCAGGCCTAGCAGGCGTATTCGAGTCTATCACCTTCGCAGTAAATAAATATGTACAGTCTTTAGAAGATAAGAAAATAGCAGAAGCTAGAGCTAACGGTACTATCGTAGAGACTATAAGTACTGTAGAGCAGTTATCCAGAGAGTACGACGACCTAAGAGTTAAGCTTATAGATTATGAGTCGGACTTAGCTAAAATGAAAGCAGATGGCGACGTAGGCGGCTTTGGTCAGCAGAAGAAATTTATACAGGATACAGAGAAAGCTATCGAGTCTCTTAATGATAAGCTAGCTATTAATAGAGTAGCTCAGGAAGAAGCTCGTAAAGCAGCTTCAGCCGCTAGAGCAGACGAGATTATAAAGGGAGATAAGGCCGCTAAAGCTCCAGAGTTTAAAGATAAAGAAGAGCTAGATAAAGAGAAGGCCAAACAGGACGCTCTCTTAGCTCAGAAGGCAGATTTTAATAACCAGCTTATCCAGCAGGAAGCAGACTTCCAGATATTTAAAGCTGAGCAGGAGCTTACTAAAGATACTTTATCAGCAGAGCAGAGACAGCTAGAGTTTGATAACGTACTCATGGCAGAGACGGCCAAGGTAGAAGCTGTAAGAGCAGCAGAGCTAGAGAAAGCTAAAATCATAAAAGATGCAGGCGCTCGTACTCTAGCAGAGAAAGCTGCTAACGATAAAGCAGACCTAGCTAATCAGAAGAATTATATTACCCAGTCTAATAAAGCAGAGAAAGATAAGACCGCAATACTTAAGCAGGAGAGCGACGCTAAGTTAGCTATTACCTCTAACTTCCTACAGGCAGGGCTAGCAATATCTAAAGATGGCTCAGCAGCTCAGAAGGCTTTAGCTATTACCGCCGCTACCATCTCTACTTATCAAGGTGCTACTAACGCATTAGCTGATACTCGACCAGCCTACCTAGCCCCTGCTATGGCGGCTTCTATTGTGGCCATCGGCTTAGCTAACGTGGCACGTATCGCTGGGGCTAAATTCGCTTCAGGGGGTATCGTACAAGGTAGCTCTATGAGAGGGGATAATATACCAGTTAGAGTTAACGCTGGAGAAATGATTTTAAACCAGCAGCAGCAGGCCAAACTATTCGACGTAGCTAACGGTAACGGAGGCGCAGGGCTTAGTATCGACGCTATTATAGAAGCAGTGAGAAGTATCCCTATCAGAGTAGAAGCTAATGGTAGAGAGCTAGCCAGATTAATTCGAGACGAAGGCCGTAGCGGCTTCGAGGTATTTTAATGTCTAATCAGAAATTTCTAGTCGATAACTTAGTTAAGCAGGCAGTACTAACGCCTTCTACGGTTAACGCTTCATACCCAGTAAGTAACCTTACAGACGATAGACGTACTAGAGTCTTCAGAAGTACGAATAATAATACGACTCTGGTAATAGATTTAGGTACAACTATGGAGCTAGACTTCGTAGCTCTGGTAGACTCTGGAGCTAATGCTCTAGGCTTTACAGTTCTTACCGTCGAAATGAATGGAACTAACTCATGGGTTAGCCCTGCTGTATCTGAGGTAGCTAACATATCTCAGGAGTATGGGTTTGCTTACGTTGAGTTTACTACCCCTGTTAACTATCGCTATGTAAGACTGGTGCTAACTAATAGTGCTGGATACTGCGAAGTAGCTAAATTATTCGTAGGTAAATCTGCCCAGATAGGAGAGCTATCTTTCGATTACCCTATTCAATATAAACAGAATAATAATGCTACCGTAACTAAGAATAGATTAGGTCAGCGCTTCATAGATGAGATTAATACTCAGAAAGAGTTTAGCGGTGGAATATCTACAATGAATAGAGACGAGCTAGACCCCTTACTAGAGGTACTAGACTACGCCTCTTACACTTTACCAGTATGGCTATTCTTCCCAGAGGGTAATATCTTTAACGATAATAACAGGCTTAACGGTTACTACTATCTTAAAGACGACCCTACGTTATCCTTCGTAGAGGGTAACTTCTGGAATTGCAGCTTATCCTTCGAGGAAGGGACTTAATGAGTACTATAGCCAGCGATATGCTAGAGACTGAGTTAGCTCAGCCTTTAACCATGCTACGGGACTTATCCTTAGCAGGGCTTAGAGTCCATATCAATATTTACAATCTACCTGCTGGTATCTTTTACTTTAATATTTATAATAGTAATTCTGAGTTAGTTAAGAGCTTCTCATTTACTGCGCTAGGTTTAAAAACTTACTTTGGTTTTACTTCTAATTATTTCGCAGCTCACGTATCTTTTAGTGGGGCATTCAATTTAAGAGTAGGCGACGACTATACAATTAAGCTGGAGTCTTCAGGATATACTTACTCCTATACCTCATGGGTAGGCTGGAATAAAGACTACAACTATGCGCCTGTTAATATGGTAGGCGTAGCAGAGGACTGGTCAGACTATCCTTACGAGTATAAGCTTTTAGAATATAATAATAGGGAGCTATTTAGATGAGCATTAGAATATTAGAAACTTCAGACGGCTTCGAGTCTTCTACCGTACCTACAGACGCAGCTTATATACCAGAAGCAGATAGAGGCGTAGCTAATGGAGTAGCAGAGTTAGACGGCTCTGGTAAAGTGCCAGCAGCTCAACTACCTTCATATGTAGACGATATCCTAGAGTACGCAGATTACGCCTCTCTACCCGTTACTGGAGTAGATGGCATTATCTATATTACTCTGGACGATAACCTTACCTATCGCTGGTCTGGGTCTGCTTACGTAGAAGTATCTGCTGCTGTACTTGATACAGACTTATTCATAGAAGGGGCCACTAACTTATTTTATACAGACGTAAGAGCAGACGCTAGAGTATCTACTGGAGTCTCTACCCATGCTGCTTTAACTGCTACTCATGGAGTATCAGGAGCCATCGTAGGGACTACCGATACTCAGACCCTTACTAATAAAACTTTAACAGCTCCAGCTATCTCTTCTCCTACTGGTCTAGTAAAAGCAGATGTAGGACTTTCTGCTGTAGATAATACGAGTGATAGTACTAAAAATTCTGCCTCAGTTACTCTTACTAACAAGACTCTAACTTCCCCTATCGTTAACTCTCCATCTATCGTTACTCCTTCTAGGCTCGACGTTAAGCAGGATACTTACGCTAACTTGGTTACGTATGCTTCTACTGCCACTAATGGGCAGTTATGTTTTGCTACCGATAATAAAGCTATGTATCAGGTAGTAGACACTACTCTGGTAAGCGTAGGCTCTGGTAACGGAGGGGCAGATACTTTCGTTAACTTAGATGCTTCAGAAGCTTTAGCTGGCTGGAGTACAGGAGATAACGCTACCTTCTTAGGGGGCGGGACTCTCGCTGGTACTTTCGCTAAAGAGACTACTTCGCCATTAAACGGGTTAGCTTCTTACAAATATACGCAGGCCGCAGCTTCGCTCGACGATTACCTAGCTTCTCCAGTACAGAGCGTACCAGTTAGATTTAGAGGTAATACGGTAACTCTAGTATTCCCTTATAAGTACGACGGTAGCAGCTCTGATATAGAGCCCGTAGTATGGGACGTTACTAACGGAGCTAAGCTTACTACAAGCTCTAACCTTCTTCCTTCTACTGGGACTAGCTCAGTTATCTATAAAGCAAATATCTTAATTCCCTCTACCTGTACGCAGGTTAGGGTCGGCTTTCAAGTTAAGGCATTAAACTCTGGTAAAATTCTAAGCTTCGACGACGTACAGTTATCTTCTGATACAACTAAGTACGCTGAGACTATAGTAACTCAATCTAGCCGTTTATCACAGTCTGTTACTTTCGGTAACGCTGATATAACAGGGGCACTTTTTAGCTCAGAGGGTAGCGGTCTTTACTCATACGCCTCGGGTACTGGTATTTATACGGTACTTCAGCCTGCTTACTTTCACATTACGGCCAGCTTTAGAAATGCAGGGGCAGCTTCTTCGCAAGTCCTAATTATTTCTGGAGATGGCTCGATAGAGTACGCAGCAGATACTTCCCCAGCGATAAATGCTAACAGGGCCTCAGCTACTACCATGGTTTACTTAGCGTCTGGCTCTACCTTTAAAGTACGCAACGCCTTGGCTGGCTCTACTAACGAGCAGTATATAGCTGTAGTGGCATATGCTAAAGCAGCTCAGATAGTAACAGCTAGCGAAAGCTTCTCTTCAGACTCAGCTAGCTTCGTTTATGCACCTTCTTCTAGTTATACTATAACTACTTTAGCAGACGCTCCAATAGGGACGGTTATTACTTTTACTTGTTCAGCCTCTACTACAGATACTTTTACTCAGACGACTACGGCCCCTACCCAGACGACTACTGATATGAATACAAGCGGCCTAAGAATTTTTAGTCGTAACTATTCTCAAGCGAGTACAGCGGCCTCTCCTTCTGTTTTCGCTGTACAGATAGGTAAAGGGTATAAGGGGCTAAATTTAAACTTATTCTCTGGGTCTGCTAAGTCTGGTCAAACTGGGGAGATAGATTTATCCCTAAGAAGCACTACTCATGTAAGCGGTCTTTATCAAAAAAGTTACAATGAGAAGACTGGGATACTAGTTATAGATACCGCTACAGTACCGGCCAGCACTTACCTTACTTACAGCTTCGTATTTAATAACGGCTCTACTGGAGCCACTACTTCTCAAACAGATGGCTACTTAGTTATCAATGCTTCTAAGTCTCCTGCTCTAGTCGGAGTACCTCAAGTTATTCCTAGATTCGCTTATATCTCAGACGTAAAAGCCGCCAATACAGACGGAGGTACTTTAACTCTAGGGGCTTGGCGTACTCGGACTCTTAATACTTTATCAGACGATACGGGGGTAGTTACAAGCTTAAGCTCTAACCAGTTTACCCTTCCTGCTGGTACTTATGATTTATACGCTACTGCACCTGCTTTTAGAGTAGACGGGCATAAAGCTAAGTTAAGAAATATTACAGACTCTACAGATACATTAATAGGTAGCTCTGTCTTCTCTGGCTCTGTAGCTAACTATGCCGTAAGTAACTCTATAGTAGCTGGAGCCTTTACTATTACTTCTTCCAAGGTATTCGAGATACAACATTACTCGCAGGCTACCCAAGCTTCTAACGGCTTCGGGGCTGCTAACAACGTAGGAGTTTCTGAAGTTTATACTCAAGTTAAAATACAGAAGATTAAATAATGAACTACGAAGAGTACGCTAACAAGACCAGAAGCCAGAAGATAATTTTAGCTCAGCTCCACGCTAGGGAGAAGTTAAAGTTATTCACCCTCCATAGTGGGAGTATCTATAAACGTACAGTTAATAAGTACGTAGTCTCGGTTAAGGTAGACGGAGCATATCTAACATTAGCAGCTTCTAACTCGTTAAACGCAGGAGAATATTATTACTCCCCTATCGAAGGCGTACTCTATGTACGTATGCCTGATAACGCTAATCCGAAGACTCATAGTATCTATATTACTTATCGCTTCTTTTATTCTAATATTCCTATTAATGCTCCAGCTAATATTACTTCTGGGGATATTGTACATTATGAAGCTCGTATAAAATCTATCGGAGCTTTAAAGCTAGAGCTGGATTACGAGAATACTGGCATAGCACTAGAGTCTAACTCTTCTATCAGTCTGGAAAATAACGACGGTTACTTTGATAGCATCTTCGATACCCTTATCTGGGAAAATACCTCTGCTAAATTCTGGAGCTATAATAGAGCTATCCCTTTTACAGAGGCCAAGCTTCTATATACTGGCATTACTACAGATAAAAGCTTCTCTTCTCAGCTAGTAAAATTCACTTTAAAAGACCAGCTCTCCCAGCTTAAGCAGACGTTAGACTGGGGTAGATTCTCCTCAGCAGACGGGGAGATAAGCTCAGACGTAGATGGTAAGCATAAACGCCTTATCTTCGGTAGAGTAGATACGATACGCACTACTGGCATTAATAAGATTAAAGATGGCTTCCCGTTAACTGGTACAATTACTGGAGACTCAAACCGTAACTTACTTACTGGTACTGTATCTGGTACCGCTACGACTAATATTATAACTGGTACTGGTACTAGCTTTACTACAGAGGTTACAGCAGGTGACCAGATTAAAATTATTACTCCATTCGTAGAGTACTCATATACCGTAAATACGGTTACTAATAATACGAGTCTAACTGTAACTGGTACAATCTCCACGACTTTCTCTGTAGCTACTTGTAGAAATTTAGAGATAGAAAATAATGAGGTAGTAGGAGTAGGTACAGATTTCTTTAATGAAGTATCTGGAGAGGATACGATAACAGTAGTACTCGCTGGTAAGGAGTATACCTATAAAGTAGATACGGTAGTAGATGCTACTCACTTACTTTTATCAGACGAGATAGAGACGGGATTTACTGGAGTGTCTGCCATTAACTTACCCTCTAGAGGCTACTACGGTTTTAATCGAAGATGGCACGTAGCAGGCCATAAGCTTCGCTCTTATGATTTAACTATGCTCTCAATTATTAACGATACGAATATAGAAGTAGATAATATTTACGACGTAGAAGCAGGAGACGTATTACTTATCGAAGGTGTAACGTATACAGTTATACGAGTATCTGGTAATAAGATAAGACTTAACCAAGCTCTACCTTCAGATGTTAACACTTCCTCAGTAGTTACTAAGACTCCTGTAAACTCAGTTTACGTAGGTAAGCAGAAGTACGAAGTAGATAGAGATTACTCGGTAGATAATACTTCTACAGATGCAGTAATAGAATTTAATGAAGACGCAGAATTTAATACGGCCACTACTCGTAACCCTTCTATTAGCTTCGTATTTACTAATGGCTCTCGGACTGTTACAGCTCCCTCTACCGACGTAAGCTTAACTGCCATTCTCAAGCCTAGAGACTGGGTAAGAATTAAAACAATCTCTACCCCAGACTGGTACGAAATATTAAGCGTAGACGATACCAGCTTTCTGCTTCGTAATCCTGCCTTAGCATCTCATACAGGTACCATGCAGTATAAGAGCCCTGAGTACATAGAGGACGACTCATTAGTTACTGCTTCTGTATTAGGTCTAGATACTGGAGAGTGGATTAGATACCCAGCTCATGCAGTTAAATGGTTACTAGAAGAGATAGGGCTAAACGACCTAGGGGAAGATAGCTTTACGCAAGCGCTCGTAGACTGCCCGTATACCCTTGCTCTTTATTATCCTTTGGATATTGGCTCTAATCTCCCAGTAATCAGAGATATGATTACAGATATTAATAAGAGCTGCTTTGGCTCTCTTTATCTAGATACTGATTTTAACTTTACATATAGCATCTTAAACGCTGATAAGGCAGAAGACTTAGAAGCTCTTACCGACGAAGACATTATTAACTTCTCTGTAACCACTAAGAGTAATATTTATTCTGATATAGAAATTAGCTATAGCCCATACGTAGAGATTAGTACTCAGCAGGAAGTATTTAAGACCATACTCCTAGAGAGTGATTTCGTTAACGAGGCCATAGAGAAAAAAGAGACTTTAGAGGTTAAGGCATTTCTTTATTACGAAGACGAGGCCAATACAATAGCAGAGCGCTGGCTATTCTTTAAGTCTCTTACCCAGTCCGTAGTCAAGGTAGAGTCTAAGCTTAACCTATCTCTTAAGTCTCTTAATGACAGAGTATACTTAAATCTCTCTAGGCTATATAAGCGCTTCGGTGGAGGAGATACTAAGAAGATTGGTATTATTAACTCTATATCTAAAGACGGTGCCAATACTATAGTCGAGTTTAACGACTTAGGTAACGTCTTCGGGCGAGTACCTGCCATAGCTCCTAACGACGCTCTAGATTACGTAGCTGGATTAGACGACCTTGCTAAATGGGGTTATATTCTAGATAATAATACAGAGACTCCAGACGCTACCAGCGAGTTAGAGCTGGGTACTAACCTAATAGGATAAGACTAATGGCATTCGTAACTATACCTTCGATTATGATTAACGTAGGGAAAGCTATTAAAAAAGAGCTATTCTCTCTAATTAAAGATAATCTAGACGACCACGAAAGCAGGATTACTTCTCTGGCATTAGGGGCTTCTCCTGTAGAAGTATTTAACTTCCCAGTATTTAACGCTTCTTCTTCTGCTTCATTTACGGGCCTCGCTTACTTTACTGCTTCAGCAGCTTTTACCGTCTCATCGGTACAGATACAGATATGGGATAAGGGATTAATTACTTCTGGTACGTTATCTATTGATATCCAGAAGGGTACCTCTACTAATGGGACTACCTTTAACTCTATCCTAACTACTCAGCCTATAATTAACTTCGCTTCAGATGCAGACTACGTAGTTAAGTATGGAGCGCTAGACGTTACCCAGCAGTCAGTAGCTCAGGGAGATATTTTAAGATTAGACGTTACGAGTTTACCTACGATACCATTAGGTAAATTTAAAGTATTAGTCTACGGTAACATTTAAGGAGCCATAGAAATGAGTAGCCCAGTTTTTGTACCATTCGATTACTGCCCAGTATCTACCACTAAGAAGACTTCCTCCTATACTATTCCTACGGGACAGTATGCAGAAATTATTCCAATCTATACCAATCTAGCTATTAACGCTGTAGACGTAGGTATAAAATATACTTTAACTTCTGGTAACTTATCAGTATCTAACTCTGCCAGCTTTGGGCCATCTACTCCATTCGTATACCAGATGGACTGGACTATGTCTGGCTCGGGTGTAGATTACGTTACAGTTAACGGAGGGGTAGGACAGATTGGTAGACCCTCTGGCTCTGCCACTTCAGGAAGCTTTACCGCTACCAATACAGTAGGAGGGGGCTCTATGACCTTTACTGCTGGTAACGATACCTTTGGATACACTATCTATACTTGGACACTTCCAGAGCATAAAATCTGGGTTAAGGCAGGCGACGTTATTACGGGCGCTGGCTTCTGGGTATCCCTCTATAACAAGCCAAGCTAAAGGGTAACTATGATATCTCCAGAAGTATTAGCAGTTATCGGCTCTATGATAATTATACTTCTGGGGCTTAACGCTTTTTTCATTAAAGAGCTTTTAGATAGCTTAAACCAAGTTAAACTACAGACAGCTATTCTTATCGAGAAGTCTACCCATTCAGATAAACGTATGGACTCTAACGACGATAGGCTAGACGCTTTAGAGAGTGAAGTAGTAAAGTTAAGAGAAAGACACCATGATTTAATGAATACTATAGGAAGTAGGATTCAGAGAATAGAAATAAAACTAGAGGAATAATGTTAGAATTTAAAACTTCAGAAATTAAAGAAGACTTCTTAAAATTACACCCTTTGATTAGGGATATCGTAAAGTCGTTAGGATTATGGAGCTATAGCTATGACAAGAAGCCTCTGGTTATTACTGAGTCTCTTAGTACTCCTGAGCTGGATAAGAAGCTATCCCGTTTAAGTCCTGCTCATTCAGAGGCCAGAGCAGTAGATATACGCTGTCACGATTGGACAGAGGCCAAGAAGAAAGCTTTCGAGGCATACGCTCATGAGAAGTATTCGCAGTATGGTTACTTGCCTTTATCTGGAAAGATTAGAAGAATAGTCTTTAGGCATGGAGATGGAAGTAACGAGCATTTTCATACTGCTATCGGTAACGATATAATTCAGAAGTTTAAAAACAAATACCCCTTATGGCGCTATCCAGTCCATAAGATAACTAAGGAAAATAAAAATGGAAAAAGCTTACGACCTTAAAGACCTTGCAGAAAAATTAAAGGCCAAAGGACTCCCAGTACTAGAAGATACTGCTGAAAAAGTCTATGAAGCCGTTAAAGAATGGGCGCAGGAGTCTGCTGTAGTATCTGAGAATAAGGTAGACGATATGGTTATGCCTCTCGCTTTCCCTATGCTTGATAAAGTAGTAGTGCCAGCTCTTAATAAGATAGATGGGAATAAAGACGCTTAATTTTTAAAACCGTTACGGGGTGTATATTATATATGATGGCAACGTCTTTATAATGTATGCCCCTTTTAAGCTCGTTAACTATTTCTTTTTTTACTTCTTCTGTAATTCGATAATTAGGATGGTTATTACCTTTGCGTAAGTTAAAGGCCTTGTTTGCTCTAGCGTGCTTAGAGTTTTCGCTAGCCGTAAGATACTCTAAATTATCTACGTGGTTATTTCTTTTATTAAAATCTTTATGGTTTACAGTTAATTCAGACTCTCCGATAAAAGCTTCGGCTACTAGCCTATGTACCTTTCTGTATTTCGGAGTAGTCCCATCTTGAAGAGATACTACCTCGTATCCGTACTTATCAATATTTACCTTGAGTATCCTTCCCTTGGCGTATCGAAAAAACCATCGAAATTTAATAGCTCTATCTAAGCTTCTAACCATACCCGTATTAGAGACTTGGTAACTGCCTTCATAACCCTTAATATCTTTCCATTCCATACAGTAGTTAATATCATTAAGTTAGAGGGGTATCTATGGGCATTGTAAAAATGATAATCAGCGCTTTAATTCCTTATTTAATAGACGGGGTTAAGTATCTATTTAACCTCTCCCATAAAATGATTAAACGAAAAGAGCGTAAAGAAGAAGCTGCTAAAAGGGCCGCTGCTTACGAAGCTGCTAAGACTGAGCAAGAAATAAAAACAGAGTTTGAGAATCTACCATGAGTAACGCTATCGTATTCTCCCTTATATTTTTCCTCTCTACTTCCTGCGCTGTAAAGGTAAGGGATACATTACAATGCTCCCCAGTCTTTAAGTACGTCGAGATAGAAGCTATAGGGTATATCTCTATGGAGGAGTCTTACTGTATCTGTAGGCAGTACCGATTTAACGAGGACTACGTAGGGCCTGTACCTGCTGGCCCTGTTACTTATGAGCCTATTCAGAGCTGTAATAAGTTAATTGGCTGGAGCCCTAAAGAGTACGCCTTAGTATCAAACTACTGGGAAGAATTGCGTAGAGCTATTAAAGAAGCTTTAGAGCGCCATGGGAAAGAGTAAGCCTAAAGGCGTAGAGCATTGGATACAGCTTTATCTCCAGGCGAAGGCAGAGGGAGATAAGAAGCTGGCAGATTTTTATTTAAAAATCATGCAAAAACTAAATATAAAAGTCCCTAAGTAGTGTTATAATAACTACCCATTAAATATAACAGATAGTCTATTTCGTATCAGTTAAAGACAAGTTAAGTAACCTTTACACTATCTATAGATAATCTTTTATCAGTAAGTTATAACGAGATAACTTGTAAATAAGAGGTATTAAATGGAAGTAGCTATCGAATTTTCTGTCGTCGTACTAGCCCCTATTGTAGGACTCCTGTACGCTCTGGCCCATTCAATTTACTAACTAGGACGTTATCCAGATAGCAGCTCTTAGGTTTAATAACCTTTGATATTGTTACTAGTGTAAGCCATTCCTTCTCTATGTAAGGTCGCTTCTCAGAGCTAACCTTTACGTTAAGACCGTCGTTAAGCTCCAGCGCTTTAAAGATAATATCCTCTAGCATTTTAAGAGCATTACCAGCGTCGATACAGGTCGAACTTATCTCCCCCTTCTGGGTAAAGAATTCGTCTTCTGGTACGTACATAACTACTTCGAGCATAAGCCCTTGAGTCTTCTTATCGAAGGACTCTCTGAAGCGCTTCATAGCTTCCCCGTACTGGGAGAGCATACCGTTAACTGCCTTCTCGAATTTATTAGCTGATACGCTCTTAATGATACGTCGGCTATACTTATTCAGCGTAAACTTAGAGTTAACCGACAGGGGCTTTAGGGGTAGTTGTAATATTAATTCATTCATACGACTATTATAGTAATAAAAGATATCGTTTAGCGAGGGACTGCTATTGGATAAACTACTGCGCTCTTTCTGGTTAGAGGCCTGTCTTATACCTATATCTAGGTTATCGGCTTTCTACCACTTATTACCCCATTATAATTCATACCCTAATCAGAAGGAGACTTATGCTAGAGCTAGATGCTAGAGGTAAGAGAGTATTAATAATCGGGGATATTCATATACCGTTTAGTGTTAACGGATATATTAAATTTCTAACCAAACTAAAGGAAGAAGTTAAGCCAGACATTGTAATAAGTATCGGAGACGAATTAGACTACCATAATTTAAGCTTCCATGATTCTGATAATGATTTAATGAGCGGTGGAGACGAACTAGATAGAGCTATTATAGAGCTACAGGAAGGGCTACATAAACTCTTTCCAGAAATGCTTTTACTAGAGTCTAATCACGGCTCCATGGTACTGAGAAGGGCTAAGCATCATGGTATACCAGTTAGGACGCTTAAGACTCTACAGGAGCTATACGAGACTCCTAAATGGAGCTGGCACGAAGATATAATTATGAGTACCCATAAAGGGCCTGTATATATCTGTCACGGTAAATCTGGAGCATACGGTAAACTAGTAAAGGAAGTAGGGGTATCGTGCGTACAGGGGCATTTTCACGGGAAGTTTGAAATTACATATCATAATAGCGTACTCTCCAGCAGATTCTCTATGTTTACTGGCTGTCTGGTAGATACTGAATCTATGGCCATGGCTTATGGTAAAAACCATACGATAAAACCGATACTAGGCTCATGCGGTATAACAGAAGATGGAGACCCAGTATTATACCCTTTTAGCGTTTAAGATATTCTTCATAAGCTTCAGCTGCTTCTTCTTTAGTTTTATAATTACCTATTCTAGTTAGCTTCTTATCTCTTCTTAACTCTGCTGCCCATGGCCTTAAGGTGCATTTCTTTATAAAGTAAACCCCTCTATATCCGGACTTAGGAATTATCCTACTAGTTTTATTAATAGCATTTTCAGACTTAGTAACTAGCCTTAGATTTATTTTTCTATTATCTAGCCCATTCTGGTTAATATGGTCTACCTCTCCCATATCGGGGAAAGATAATATGTATCTATGAGCAGGAATAAACCATTTAGCAGTATCCCCATATCTCCATGGTCTACACTTAACGTAATGAGTTTTATTTCTTTTAGATAAGCTCGTTATCTCCCATTTAAAAACTTTAAGTCTGTCTAGGTCTTCTCTATCAAACAAGGCTAACTTTCTTCCATAAACTATAGAGTTAAACTCTATTCCTACAGTCTCTTCGTCTATATCAATATACTTATTATCTATCGTAGGTCTTGGCATGGTTTGACTTTCCTTTAGTTAGCATGGACTATAAATAAGGGAGAAGGGTTTATTCTTTTACCTCCTCCCTCTTTGTTTGTGGGTACGCCTGGTTTATCGAAGGACTGATAGCTGGGCGTATTTTACTCTTCGCACTTCGTACAGCCAGCGCCATTACATCTAACGCATACATAGTCTTTAGTAGCATAGTCGTCTTCAGACGAGCCATGCGCCTTACAGTACTTACATGAGCCGCAGTCGCATAACTCTTCTTCTTCATAGTCCATTTAATACCTCCTTAATCGTTTAATTCCATTAGAATACTTCGAGCATTTTTATACTGCTCTAGCTTAACTTCTATCTCGGATATCTCTTTATCTAGCCTGTACATGGCGCTTTCTTTAGGGAAGGTATCAATTATCCTTACGGCCTTATTAGCTGCTGTAGAGCTTACAGGAGTACTCATTTTCTTTAAATGATAACTAGCTACTGAAGGAGTTAGCTTAAGGTCTTTAGCTATGCGGTAAGCAGTAGCTCCTTTACCTAGCATGGCCTTCATACGTCCGAGCATTTCTGGGGTTACTTTCTTGGCTGTCTTTCTTTTAACTTTACTCATGGGTTTACCTCCGATAGTTAGGATTATTCCTAGTCTGTATATCGGACAGGTATAGCATAAAATTTAACTATGTAACCTTAACCCAGAATTAATTACAGAGCTTGACGTACTTCTCTGCGATATCTCCGACCCAGTAGTTAACAGTCTTACCCTTACCGACTGAGCTATTATCTCCATGGGAGAAGCCCTTTAAATGCCCTACTTCGTGAACGATAGTATTTACCATAGCTTCCATACGTCTAGGGTTAAGTCTTAGGTTTAAGTAAAGGGTAGTAGGGTCGCTCTTATAGGTCGTAGCTATTACCTTAGACCAGGGAGATTTAGTCTTATACGTAGAGATAACGTAACTACCTCCCTTAGAATAAGCAGCAGCTACCTCTTTACCAGTCGCAGTACTAAGGTCGAATTTCTCGATAGCAGATACTTCTTTAATAAAATCTTTATTAGTTAGTACGCAGGCAGCTACCTTAGTTAGGTCTGCTACCCAGCTAAGGCTCGACTTAGGGGTTAACTTAATCGAGGCTATCTGTAATTCTTCTTCGATAATAGGCGCTGGAGCTGGCAGCTCTGGGGTTAATACCTCGGCTCTATAATTACACGATACCAGCAGAAGTAGGGTTAGAAGTTTCATTTATTCCTTTGTCTTGCATGGTAATTATTATACTGGTAGTCGCACCATTCAAGATTAGAGTAATGGTTATTTAGCTTATTAAAGTCTATATGATTTACGATAGGATTATCAATAGGAGCGCTACCATTAAAAGCGTCGCATACTATCCTATGCGTCTTAATCTGGCTGTAGCAGAAGTCGAATACCCAGTAACCTTTTAAAGATACTCTCTGGGGAATTGTGCCTGCCTTAGAATTAGTGGCCCCAGAATTAAACACACTAAAGACTATGCTGCCATCATGGTTACATAGTATACCGTCTATAATCCCGTTACTTCTAAGCTCTGTATCCTCTGGCTGGAATAGCTCAGCATACTGGCATAGCCTTCTGTTAAATGGTACCTCTGTTTCGTGCTTATTTCTTAGTCTGTAGTAGTCTGCTATACAGTTATTACATAACCTGTTTTTAAATTTACCATTTTTAGATTGGTAAGAATTTTCTGGCCTCTGCTCTTTATTGCATACCTTACATAGTCTTATCATATTTCTCTGCTATGGCTATAGGGTGTCCTGATTTAAAATACCTTTCAAAAACTTCTGAGTCTGGTTTTAAATCGTACTTAAGCCATCTTATCAAGGCTCCTGAGTCGCTACCCGAGCCTTGTTTTTTATCTACCCATTCTATAATTCGGTAAATAACAGGAGCCTTCTTGCCGCTTCTTATATAATGAAATGCTCTATCTTGAAATGGTATCATGTATGCTAGTCGGTATACTTGCTCGTACCCATTCTCTTTCCAAAATGTATTACGGTGAGCCTTTCGTAGCTTCCATAACTGCTTTAATAGTTTTACTAGATTAAACTTAGGAGGCTCTACAGCTCCGAAGTACCAGCCAGACTCTATTAAATCGTCTACGTCTAATAGGTTAAAGTAAACCATGCCCAGGATAACGTCTCTCGATAACGGAGGCTCTTTCTTGTTTGGTAATCTTTCTGTAGGTATAATGCTAAAGTTAGAGCGTCTTAACTTCTGGAAAGTGTCACTAAGCTTATCCTCCTCTATAGGAAGCCCTGCCTTACAGGCATAAGCCGAAACTATCCAGCCATCATTACCAGTATCCTTACCGTCTTCCTTAATGGGTTTAACATTCCATAGACCAGTATCAGCTACATAATTCATACTAACCCCATAGTTTTAAATTTAGTTAACTCTACGAAGGCCTGCTTCTCAAAGCCTTCATTTTTAAAATGTAAATACTTAGCTACCTCTAAAGCTTCTTTCGCTTTAATGGAATATACCTTAACGTCGGATATGACTCTTATAGTAGTAGCTGGGTCTAGAGACTCCAGTACTGCATAATGAAAGCCCCATGCGTTTAACTTACGGTAGATATGCTCTACTTCCTTTACGTGCTTATTATAAAATACTGAGCCGTCTACAGACCTAGTAATAGTCCCTAGATTTCTTTCCCTCTGCTCATGCGCTAGCTTAAGAGTTACTAACCCTCCAGCATAAAGCTTAAGCTCGTTACCAGCGCTATCGGTTTTAACAGTCTCTAACATTATCTCCCCCATTCTTTATTACAGTCTGGACAGCGATAGCTTATAGTCCTATCTCGGTCTGTACAGTAGATTGATATTTTCCTACTCCAGCGATTATCTAACCCATGCTCAGTAAATCCAGCGTAGCAGCGAGCGTATTCTAAAATCTCCTCGTAGCTCTTACCTTGACTTCTAGGGTAGTTTATAACTAAATCCCCGTCGAAGCTTACCTTACAGTACGGGCAGTATCCGCTAATATTCATAGGGCCCATCTTTCTATAAGCTCGTTTAGCTGGGCTATAAAAGCGTACCTAGAGTTAGACTCCACTACTAAATGAGCGTCTATAATTATCTTAGTCTCTTCAGAGCTTACGCTAATAGTGGTTAACTTACCATGGTCGTAAGTATTTTCTTCGGTCTCTACAGTTATTCTCTGCTCATGGTAGCGACTCATTTAAAAGCCTTATGGCACGATATATTAACCGTACCTTTAGTTACTCCTATAATCTTACCGTAGTGATAAGCTAGAAGAGTAATCCAGATTATTAGTAGTAGCCTGGTAAGAGGCAACATTAGAATACCCATTTTATAGGTAGGCTAGATGGTACTTTAAAACAATGGGTAGGCTTTCCGACGTAGTTAACTATAGCATACTCCTTATCCCCTTTAGGCCCGTAGTACCCTGATACCTGTAAGTATTCTTCTTTACCGTCTATCATAGTTAGAAAGGAATTATTTCTACTCATGGTTAGCTCTATAACCTCGCCTATAGTAGTAGGCTCTGGAGTAAATCTATGTACTATGCTTACAACTAAAGGGTGCAGGTCTTTTATTAGACTGGCAGGTATGGCCATTAACCAGATTAACTCTTTATGATATTTCTTATCAGGGTCTAGCTTATTAAATAAGGAGGGTAGTATCTCTCTGTAATTTTCTGGGGATTTTCTTAGGTCTAGTAGTAACTTGTCTATCATTTAATACCTCTGGTCGTAGTCTAAAATTCTCATAGTCCAGGAATTCTTCGACGTTAATATTAGCTATCAAGTTTTTAAATATCTTATACGTAACTAGCGTGTCCTCTCTCGCATCATGATGCTTAAAGCTTCCTATCTTATAGTGGTTAACGATACCCTCTAAATCTAAAGAGCATGGTAACTTTAAGTATGAAGCCATTGAATGAGTACTAAGGATATATCGAGTCGGGCATTTACTGTAAAGTACGTAATGAGCAGAATTAAGGTCGAAGAGGGAAGTAGCTAATACCTGATAGTCGTTAGTAGATAGATTACCAGCAGCTCTAAAAATTGTACGGTTAGAATGAGATACCCAGAAGCATTTAGGTATATCTGCTAGCCAGTCTTTAAAGTCGCCCATGGCCTTACTGAATTCTGGAAAGTGTTTAGCTTTATCGTATCCTATGTTATGTATCTCTGCTGCTTTATCCGCTTCGTCGTCCCAGATACGGGGCTTAACCTGGAGGCTGTACTCGTCTACGATATGAAGGCTCTCGTCTACTAAAAGAAAATGCCCAGTAAGAAGCTCTGCTAGTAGTGGTACCTTATTAGTATATTCTAGGTCTACTACCAGATAATTATTAGGAAGCATACTTACTCATTAACTCCATAGCCTCTTTACGTCTTTTAACCCTCGTAAAGATTATACCGTTACGGTATACCTTGTAATAACTCGCTACCTTCTTTCCCCGTCTCACTACTGGTTTGATGTACCAGAGTATCTCTGAGTCCTTCGCAGATATTGAAGACTTCCTCATCTGTAGAAGTAATGCTGATAGCGGTAAGTAAGTCGAGTTTATATTCAAGGGTCTGCTCCCTGTTAATTAGATTAACTACTGAGCTATATAGAATAGCATTTATATTTAATTCTACGTAGCTCATGCTTCTTTCGCAGGTACGATAGTATTATAAGCTCTATTGATAATCATCTGAGTACGCTGTACTTCGTTCTTATCTTTATAGTGGTCGACGTAGCCGAAGACTATAACGCTATCTCTGTCCTTAATATTATTTAAAATATTCTCAGCAGTATTACCGTATGATACGCAGTTATGAAACTGAGCCTTATCTTCTTTATCTTCCCCCTGCTTCGTATACGTAGTAACGGTATAGGCTACCATAGCTTTACCCGTCTTAGTCTCAATAGCCTTGATACTATAAATCCGGCCCGCTAGTCGTAGTTCATTCATAATTATAATCCTTTATTTTTTATTCTGCTGGGTAATCCAGTCTGCTGCTTCTTTAGATGTTTTAAATTTAGGTATAGGGTTAATCCCATTCTTCATACTGATAGCATATATAGCTTTACTCTGCTGCTCTGTAGGAGAGCTATTACTAGGTAGGTTAGCTACCGCTCTACCTGCTGGGTTATTTTCATAGGTAGGCTTCTTCTCAGGAGCGTCGTTACCGTCCTCGTCGTCTTCAGCTACTAGCCCTAGTACGCCAAGGTACTGCGCTCGTCTGAGATAAGTAATGGCAGCAGTTAGTTTCTGGGGCTCTGGTATGGCAGGAAGCATAACCGTCGAGTCGATACACTCCCCCGACTCATGCCATAGTCTAGTAGTAAGAGTATTCCCTAGGTCTAAAGAGGCTCCCAGCGTTTGAGTTATGGCGAGTCCATTCGCATTCATAACTGGAGCGCATACGTCTATAACAGTCGATAGCTCCGCATAGTAGCTTTTATAATGGGGGTTAATCTTATTCTTAGGGATTACTGGTACAGCTTTCTGAAACTTAATTAAAGCGCTTACGAGATTTTTCATTTTTAAACCTTCCTATTTTTTTAAGAGCATAGTCTAATATCTTTAGACTATTTATTTTTTTAATCTTTCGGCTACATTTACACTTGGTAGAAGAAACTACCGTATTATTATCGTCGTAGTAAAGCTCGTATTCGCATTTACATTTATCACAAATTAAAATTTCTACCATACAGATACTCCGAGTCTTTTAGTTTCGGAGGAGTATATCAGTAAAAGCAATTTCTAATATTTTCTTTCAGCATTAAAGTAATCTTTACAGATATCTTAAGCGAGAATTAAGCTCTGGTAAATTATTTTCTGAATACTTAAGGGTCGTACCTTAACATAGATTTACTTTAGTCGGCCATAGCGCCATACGCCTCCTCTAACTTGTACGACCCCAGAAATGGGAAGTTAGGGAGGCTTCTTTTATCACGGGGGGATTAATGGGAAAGCGGTTTACTGATACTGATAAATGGAAAGACGAATGGTTTTTAGAGCTAGAGCCTTCGCTTAAAATGCTTTACCTGTATATGCTCGATAACTGCGACTGCGCTGGAGTCTGGAAAGTTAACTTTAAGCTAGCGTCTTTTAGTATAGGTGCGTTACTCGATAAACAGAGTACCCTAAAACATTTCGGGGAAAGGGTTATCGTTGTTAGCGATGAGATATGGTACCTGCCGAAGTTTATTCGCTTCCAGTACCCAGAAGGGCTTAAAGAGGGGTGTAATGCTCATATAGGAGTACTGAAGTCTTTAAAATACCATGGGATAGAAACTAACAGTACCCCTACTGTATGGGTACAGACGAGGAAGAGTAGTGGTACACTACAGGATAAGGATAAGGATAAGGATAAGGATAAGGATAAGGATAAGGATAAGGAAGGGGATGCAAGGGGAAACCATAATTCTTCCAACTTAGAAGCCTGCACCCCTGCCCCAGAAAAAACTAAGACCATTAGCGCACCTAAACAAAAACAAGCTAAGCCAGAAGAGGAGATAGTAAATTTCTTTAATGAAAAAAATAACAGGACGCTAAAGCTGGTAGAATCAAACTTTAAAGAAATTAGGGCCAGACTCAAGGAAGGGTTTACGGTAGAAGAAGCGAAAGAGGTTATAAATTTTACCGCATCGACTTGGACTGGCTCGCATTTTATGGCCAAGTACAATAGGCTAAGTACAATTTTTAGCGGTAAGTTTGATACTTACCTACAGCAGGCACGAAACGGGGAAGGGGGCGATATGTCGGACGCAGAAGCGCTAGCAGCCTTCGGGAAACTATTTTAAATGAATTTAAAAG